AGCCCGAGTCGGTTCACACCTGCTGCACGAGTCCCCCATATTTTGCTTTACGCTCGTACAAAGACGGCGACGAGCCCGTTGCGCCGGTGCTGTGGGCTGACGGGACAACGGCCTGCCTCGGCCTTGAGCCGACGATTGCGGCTTACCTCGATCACCTTGTCGAGTCTTTCCAGGCCGTCAAGCGAGTGCTGAGGAGCGACGGAACCTGCTGGGTAGTTATCGGCGACTCGTACAACAGCGGTAGTAACTTCAACCACGACCGGGCTGGGCTAAAGGGCCGGGTCGGGTACTCTGAACCGGAGAAGGGCAGTCGGACACTCCTGCTGAATCTGCAGCCCCTCGACCTCTGCCTCGTCCCCTCGCGCCTTGCACTTGCGCTCCAGGCCGACAACCTACCGGAGTCCTCAGCACTGTGCTTCTTGGCCCTGCGGCGGCTAACTCACCAGCCGCTTGGCCCGGCGCAAGCGCCGAAGCAGCTCAAGGTCGTGTGTTTCCCTGATGGCAAGATGGAGTTTCAGGCGGACGGCCTCCGGATCCCCATTACAGAGCGCCTGCTCAAAAGAGCGTTCTCGAAGGAGACGGATTGAGACCACAGAGCGGCATATACCCAACAATCGTGATATACGTCAACCGCGAGGAGCGCGATCGGCTGATCGCCGCTATGGTTCAATGGCCGAACGTCCCGACCCGCGTGCTCACCTTCCGCGAGCCGCACGACGGCCAGGTGCAATTCATCCTCTTGGAACCGGAGAGCTGCAGCGGGACGGAAGGGACCAAAGTGGATCCTACGATCATCGGTCAAATCGGCGATGGGCCGCAGGAGAACCACGAGCACACCGACGAGCCGGACGGCGGGGGGAAGAGTGATGCCGAGTAAGCGAACCCTACACCCTGGTGATACCTTGTTTGTCTTGGGGATAGACCCCGGCAGCGACCTCGGGGCAGTGCTTCTCCGCGTCAGGTACGGCCTCTCCACAGACCTCAGCCTTTTCGGGCCGAGCGGGGCGCTTGCCGCAGAGCGGGAGGACATTCTGTGGCGAACAACGTTGCAGCGCAAGAGCCTGACAATGGCGCCCTTCTTGGCTCAACTCACTGCCGTCCTTGACCGGCATGGCGGTGCTGTCCCGAGCGATCGGATTGACATAGTGGCCTGCGAGCAGGCTCACCTGAGACGCTTCCGGACCAAGACGGGATCGGTGCCGAGCGTTGTGCCCTTTGCGGCGCTGAACCAGATCATCGGCGCTGTGATGGCCGTCGCCGCCCGCTGGCGCGCGGACTTTCGGCTTGTCCCACCAGCCACCTGGCGGCAGACCCTGACCGGCGCCGGCAACCCAACGCCGCGAAGGGTCGAGTTCGCCGTAGCCTCGCAGTTTCCCGGGATCCCAAACCTCACACAGCACGAGGTATCGGCCCTGGGCGTCGCCCTCCACGTGGCCCGGGTCGAAGTAACCGGCCGGAAGATCGAGGCGCGCAGCAGGCGGCCTTCGCCGAGAAAACGGAAGAGTAGGGCAGGAAGATGACATTGCAGCAGCCGAGTAGACCGGGCCGACTTGTTATGAAGATGGACGTCGATGGCCAGCCTCTGGAGGTCGAGTCACCCCCGGATTCACTTCTTCTGGAACTCGCGTTGTACTTGGAACACGTAGCTCGCGAACTTCGGACTTCGGCAAGTGGAAGGATCGTCGGCTACTGGGAGTTTACCAGATTGAAATTCGGGTCTGAACTCCGCTTTATCCGATTCACATACAAGCCTCAACTAATGGACCAAATGCGGCTCATTTTGGTCTTTTGCAGTTGTAGAGAGACTGCGATCACCGAAATCCTGCCGTTTCCTGACATCTCGCCGAAATGGTGGGCAGGGCTGTGCCTGGACTGCCTGACTGTGTATTGGTGTGTCTACCCGCAGAGTAGCCGCCCTTCGCCCAGAAAACGGGCGGCCCGCGTGGCAAAATGAGGAAGTCCCGCTCGGTGCACAGGGCGGTCTGGAGTTCCGGTCAGACCACGCGCCTATACGGGCAATGGTGGTATTGCGAGTGCCATAGATCGACCAAGAACCGTCGGCTAGTGACATTCGACGACGACGAGGTAACGTGCCGGAAGTGCTTCCGATACGTGATGATCCGATGGGGAAGACAGGCCGAACGCGGTTACCCAAAGCGTGGCCGGTTCGTGAAACACGGACGTGCGATAGCATGATGCTGATCTGGCCCGATGACTTCGTGGACAAGGTTATCCACGGGGACTGCCTCGAAGTGATGAAGCAGATGCCTGACGGGTGCGTGGACGCGGTTGTCACCGATCCGCCTGCTGGCATCAGTTTCATGGGCAAGGACTGGGATCATCATAAGGGCGGTCGCAACCAGTGGATCGCCTGGATGATTACTATAGCCAGTGAATGCCTGCGCGTGGTGAAACCGGGCGGGCATGCCTTTGTCTGGAGTCTACCGAGGACAAGTCACTGGACAGCGACGGCATGGGAGGACGCGGGCTTTGACCTAAAAGATCGCGTTGCTCACGTGTTCGCCACGGGCTTCCCCAAATCCCTTTCAGTCGGGAAGGCCATCGACAAAGCCGCGGGCACCGAACGGCAGGTGGTTGGAAAGAGGACGGATAGGGCAGCGAAGCCAAGGCGTGATATACGTGGCGGCAACCTCGTTGGCGGCCACAAACCGGCGATCGATCTTTCGGATATCACCGCCCCCGCCACCGAGGCCGCCAAGGACTGGGAGGGGTGGGGGACTGCCGTGAAGCCAGCGGTGCAGGATTGGTGGTTACTGCGCAAGCCACTCTCCGAGAAGAACGTCGCGGAGAACGTCCTGAAGCACGGCACGGGGGCACTGAACATTGATGAGTGCAGGATCCCGGGACTGAAGGGGTCTGGTGTCTGGGGATCCAGCAACAAGCATTGCCAGACCGGACGTACGCTGAACCAATCCCCCGAAGGCGAGGACTACAGGTCGCAGCCCCATCCTGCTGGCCGTTGGCCGGCGAATCTTATCTTGACAATACCGGAAGACGAGTATAGACTTAGAGATGATATAACGCCCGACCAACTCCATCAACTCGCGGATTGGATGAATGAGAACGCCAAATACTGAATGCGTCGTCTGTGGCAGACCACTGTACCGCAGACCAAATGAGATTGCGAAAGTGAGGCATATTGCATGCATGGAACATCGTGCAGAGGCCCAACGCAGGGAAGGGCTGACGGAACGGCAGTTAGCCGCACTCGCACTTGGGCGGCGCAAGGGAACGAACAACCGCACCGGGTACAAGCACCGTGAGGAATCGAAGCGCAAGGCGTCCGAGTCGCACAAGGTCTGGTGTGCTGCAAATCCAGATAAGGTGAAAGCGCGGGGCGAAAAGACACGCGGACCGAACCACTACAACTGGAAGGGGGGTTGCTCACGACTTAATGCGGCCATTCGACGCATGACGGAGAACCGAGTCTGGATGGATGCAGTAAAGGCGCGTGATGGCAAATGTGCCGTCTGCGGCACAACTGAGAACCTTGAGGCACATCATATCATCCCACTTGCCGTGTTAGTTGACGAATATGGTATCAGGAACCGCGATGAGGCACGCAACTGTGCATTATTATGGGATTTGGCAAACGGACAAACGCTTTGCGGCAAGCATCATTATCGGGTTCACGGGCGGCAATATGACGATTGACGAGACGACGTATAAGCGAATGCCGGAATACCTGCGATCTATGTTCGTGAAGTTGCCGAATCCCGGCAGCGACGAGGTGGTGGGGCTGTTTCCGGTGAGAGGGAAAAGCACGGGTGGCTGTGGCGACGCCAGCCGGTGTTGGAAACAGGGAACATCTTACGCTTGGGAACACCCCGAAGAATGGGATGGTATGGGGGGTTATGGCGATTCCGGTTCCGCCGCCCGGTTCTTCTACTGCGCGAAGCCCCACCGGGGCGAGCGCGAGGAGGGGTTGCGCGGATTCATTCCGTGCATGAAGTGCGGAGACAAGGACAGTCTGACGCACGTGGATAAGGAGGGCCGAACGGTGAAATGCAGTCGCAACACACATCCGACTGTGAAAGCCGTAGCCCTGATGGCCTACCTGATCCGACTCGTCAGCAGGTCGGGTTATATCATCCTCGACCCCTTCCTCGGCTCCGGCACGACCGCCGTTGCCTGCATTCAAACGGGCAGGCATTTTGTAGGAATCGAACTCAACGCTGGTTACGTCGAGATCGCCAGGAAGCGGATAGCCGAAGCAAGCCTCCAGCCGCAGTTGCCGGAGATCGCTACCCCCGACCGGGGGAAGGGGCAGTTGACGATATGATTGGCCTTGCCCTGCTCCTGATTCTCGGGGACGCGCCCCCATCTGCCGGAAACCCGTCGGAATCTTAGGCGACGCTCGTAAGTTTCTCAAGGATTATTGCTAACTCCGCTCCTTTGATGTATACTTCAGCTTGTAGTGTGAAGGAGCGTGACGATGCAGTGGAAGACCTTCATTGTGTAACTGCGAGCGGAATACCGGTCAATCGACGAGCAACCTTCTACTCTGAAGCAGATCTCCACAACCTTCTTGCCATCGTCCCAGAGGCGCCCCATCCGGCGGAAGCGGAAGGCAAGGTCCGCACCGCAACTTGTCCCGGGTGTGGGCTGACGTTCGATCTGGACGCGCCCGCTGCGGCACTTTAGCAGTGGAGGCCCAGTCGTGGAAAAACAGCTCGGATTTACCGAAGTTCTAATCGAACTAAGGCGCAGGGTGCTCGAAATTGCCAAGAACTCCTGCACTTTCGGGAGAATTGTGAGCGAATTCTCACAGGGACAGGCTGTCACCGTCCAAATCTCGACGGCAACGTACCGCATGCCAGAGCTGGAGCGTTTGGCGCAACGCTGCGACTCCAACGTGGTTGATCCCGTGAAGGCGCAGATCAAGGACTTGCGGCCGTATCTCGTCTGGCTGGCCGCTCATCTGAATCCGCCGCTTATCGCTGGGGTCCTGGAGATCTCCATTGCCCACGGAGCAATGGCGAGCCTTGACGTTCACTATGGCCCGTTGTTTGCGCACCGGTAGGGGTGGGTTGAACGATGCAACAAGACTTAGCCATCTACGAAAGATTGCCCAACGAGACCTCTCGGGCGTTCCACGGTTTCTCGATCTATCGCGACGCCGGCCCCCGGCGCACGCTGAAGGCCGTGGACGACGCACTGCACCCGGATAGGCAACAAAAGGGCAAAAAGAGGGCAACGATTCCCGGCTTGATAACGCGGTGGAGTGCAAAGTACTTCTGGGTGGACCGCGCCAGGGCCTATGACAACTACCTCGATCAGGAGCGACGGCGGGTCCGCGAAGAGGATATCATGGAGTCGGAGCGCGACGGCCTCGCCCTCGGCAAGAAAGCAGCGGAGAAGGCGTCGCGATGCTTGGACGTCTTCCAGCCGGCCACAGTGACTCTGCGCGAGGAGGTCGACGAGGAGGGCAAGACCCAGATCATCCGGATCCTCAAGTCAAAGGTGTCGGCGCAGGGAATCGCTGCCCTAGCCAGAGTCGGCGTAGACCTGCAGCGCCTATCCCTTGGGCTTGCTACGGAGAGGCACGGGTATGACCGACAGGAGCTCATCGAGCAGGTCGAGCGCGAACTGGAGAGAGTGGCCGGAGGACGGCGTCCTGCAGTTCCGCAACCAGCTCTTAACGCTGCCGAGCGCCCCGCTCTCGCCGCCGATAACCCTGACCGAGTGGAGCCTAGCCCATCGGCTGATTAAGGGCAACCCGTTCTCCTTCGACGGCCACGAGTATCTTCGCGAAATATACACCGCGCTCGATGGCGATCGGGTCGACAGCGATGTAGTTATCGAGAAAGCGGCGCAGATGGGGGCGTCGGAATGGGCCATTTCCGCCGCCTTCTGGTTCGCCGACAGAGCCCCAAACACCCGCGTCATCTACTGGTTCCCCACAGACACGGACGTCGCCGACTTCTCGCGCGACCGCATCACGTCAGCCATCGCCGACAGCGATTACCTGCAGGAGATCGTCGGCGGCGGTCGTGCGATAGCCGAGTTCGCCAAGCGTAGCCGCACCAGCGGGCCGGACGTCGACAATGTTCACCTCAAGAGCGTCCGATCATCGCTCATCTACTTCCGGGGGATGTTTGCGAAGCGGCGCGCAAAGAGCATCCCGGCCGACTTCCTGATCTTCGACGAGCTCGACGAGGCGCCGCCGAACAACCTGGCTCAGGCGCGGGAAAGAATGAGCCACAGCCCCTGGAAGTGGGTCCTGTCACTTTCGACACCGAGCTTGCCGGACTTTGGCATCGACGTGACCTGGCGGCAGTCCGACCAGCGCTTCCTGCACCTCGAGTGCGGTTGTCCGGAAGGGACAGTCCTCGAGGATAACTTCCCGGAGTGCATCGGGGTCACCCCCGACAGCCAGGACGTTTGGCTGCGCTGCCCCAAGTGCGGGAAGGACCGGCTCGATCCCTGCCGGCTTGCGACCGTCGGCGAGTATGTTGGGTGGATCCCGCGGTATCCGGAGAAGAAAACGAAGCGCGGCTACCACCTCTCCCAGCTTTTCTCTACGGCAATCTCTACCCGCGCGGTGTGGACGGAGTTCACAAGCCCGAAGGTGGACATCGCCGAGTTCTACAACTCCAAGCTCGGAGTGCCGTATGCCGGCGACCGCGTCCCGCTGACGCGCGAGTTGCTCGCACAATGCCACGGGGACTGGCCGCTTGCCGCGGTCGGCCAGAACGTCTGCATCGGCATAGACCAGGGAGATCAGCTTCATATTGTCGTTACTAAGCCCGACTTCAATACCGGTCTCGTACGCGTCATCAACGCACGTATCATAGAAGAACGCGACCCCTGGCCGGAGGCGTACCGGCTGATCGACAGCTACGTGAACGCCAGCGTCGTCATCGACGCGCTCCCCAACAAGGCCGATGCGCGCAGACTCGTCGATCGGTACAAGGGCCGGGCGTGGATGTGCTACTACTCAGACCAGCAGAAGGATGTCATCAGCCAGGATCCAGACAAGACCCATCCCGACTATGGCTGCAAGGTCACGGCACACAGGACTGAGACGCTAGACCGCGTTGTGGACGGGTTCAGGCGCACCGCCGCGGGGCTGGCCACGGGGATCGTCCTGCCGCACCCCTCGGTTCCGATCAACAAGCCCATCTACGACCACCTCTGCGCCCTTGCCAAGATCAAGCGCCCGAAGGTCATCAGCATCGGCGGCACTACACGCGAGACGGGCGAATATAGCTTCGTGTACATCGAGACGGGCCCTGACCATTTTTCGCACGCCATAAATTACGCGTGTATTGCACAATCGCTCTACCGCCGACCGGATGTGATAGAGTTCTGGGGAGCAGATTGAATCTCTGACTCCGTGCGGCACTTTAGCAGTGTAAGCTAACTTTCGGGAGGACAGCAGTGCAACGAGTAACCGGAGGCGGCCTGCGCCGAGCTGCGGCGAGCCAAGTAGTTTCCTTTGCCAGCGTCGTGACCGCCATCTTCCAGGTGCCGGCGGGATGCAATCATATCTGCCTGCAGCCACAGCTCCTCTCCAATGGGACTGCTCGCGTGCTCTACTCGCCGTCGGGTACTGCGCCAACGGCGACGGCGAACGACGGCGCTATGGCACACGAGGAGCTTTGGTCCGATAGCGTGATGCCCGGTCAGTTTGTCACGCTTCGGCTTGTCAAGGCCGCTGATTATAGCGATCAGACAGGCGGGGCCGCCGACCAGATCGTGCTCGGGTTCTACAGCGACCTCGCGGGCCGGAGCACTGGCGCGCAGAACCCGTAGGAGTCCAAGATGGCGATCACAGTTGAGCAGAAAAAGCCCCTGGGCACCGGCACGGGGGTTCCCAATGCTGATTCGGTCAGTGCGGGGAAGCTGGCCCCCGGTCTTGCGGCCCTGATCGAGGGCGCTCCCGCTATCAGCCAATCCGGAAACGACTACACGATCCAGCTCAAGGATGCGAAGGGCGTCAACATAGCCGGAAACTGGTTGGCCCGCATCTGGTGGTCTGAGGTGGCCGGCGGCGCCGTGACTGCGGCGACGATTACGAACGCGGCGGTGTCCGGCGTGCGTCTCCGCGTGATTGCCGGAACCGGCGATGCAAACTGCCGCGACATGGACTGGGTCTCGACCTCCGCAGGCGTAGCAAAGTTCACCGCCACTGGATCAGGAACGAAGTGGCTGAACGTCGCCTGCCAGGGCGCGGTCACCAGCACGCAGTTCACGCTGGGGAGCTGAAGATGTTTAAGGGTGCGCGGGCTCGCGGTGGGGGGTTAATTCCGACTGATGCCTCGGTGAGTGTACTAAAGCTCGCCCGCGACCTCCTTGCCGCCATTGCGGGCACCCCGGACCTGACGGTCCTCGGCAACGAAGAGTCAACACTGGAGATTGTCTGTCAACTCAACGACGTCTCGGGGAACCCTCTCAATGAAAAGACGTTGCTGCGGGCCTGGCTGTCGGACTCGCCGGCCGGAAGTGTGACCAGTGCCTCCGACTTCAGTGCCTCCTGGAATCCCGGCGCCCTTGAGACCATCGTCACGAACAAGGACTGGGACGTCCTGACGGACGGCACCGGCACCGCCATTGTCACGGTCGAAAAATCCGGCGACGCCCTCACGTTGTACCTGAACGTGGCGATCGAAGGCCGGATCAGCTCTGTCGAGTTCACAGTTGGCTCGACGATGCCAAGCGTTGGCCAGTACGACCTGTTCGAGATCACGCCCACTGTTGTGACCGACTCAGTTTATCCTTACTGGCCATACGACGAGGACCCAAACGAGGGAGTTCCGCCTGGCGTAGGTGTCAGCGTAGATGGCCTCTTCTCCAACGACAACTGGGAGACGACCATCGTGCAGCCTGGCTTCTACTTCCAGGACTACACCTACCAGAGTAGGTCTGAGGATGGTGGTCTTACTTTCTACGATTGGCTTTACCCATCAGGTAACCCCGGCTGGAAGATCAGATTTGCACCGACCACGGTTGGAACATGGAAGTACAAGGTGAGGGTGAAGGATGCCGCTCACCCCAGCGGAGTGCTCAGCGATGAAGCGTCGTTCTACTGTCGCGCGAGCAGCAACCATGGGTTCATCAAGCTCACCCCTACCGACTGCCGCTATTTTGAGACCTCGGACGGCACGTACATCAACTTCGTAGGTATTTCTTGCTGTTCAGGTTCCCTGCGTGACAAGGAGGCGCTCTACGCGAGTTACGGGAGCAATGGGATAAACTTAGTCAGGCCTTGGTGGCAAGGTTCCCAAGGACCGGTCCTATTTGGATTGAGCGGTCAAGGTGGCATGCACGAATGGGGCGGTGACAATTTCGGTCTTTCCTATGCAGAGGCGAGGGCTGGCGAGATATTGTCCGGCAAGATAACCGGCAATGGGAACGGTTCTACTGAGACTGATGTAGAACCCTCAACCGTGTACAAGTACTCGGCTTGGGTGAAAACGGTTGGACTCACAGGGCCGCTCGGCTCCGGTGACTACGGGGTGTACCTGAAGGTTGATCCCTGCGTGGAAGGCGAAGAACCCCTTACTGAGAAACTTCACGGTGATACTCCCTGGACAGAGATTTCGGGCACGTTTACCACAGTAAACGTGTTTGATATGTACAAAGTCAACTGGGTCAAGGTTGTGGTTGACAACACAACTGCTGGCGTGGCCTACTTCACAGACCTGTCCTTGAGGAAAGATTTGGGTGGCGGCGAATATGGGCCTGAATTGATACATACGCCTCACTTCAACCAGCAGAAGTATGTGTCGCAAAGGGAAGCCTGGAAAGCAGACTACGAGGTAGAGGCTGCCAAAAGAAACGGAGTGTACCTGAAAGTAGTGCTCCAGGAAATGCTGGATGTGATTTTTCGCAGTATTCAACCCGATGGGACAGGTGGGCCATTCAGTGATGAGAACATATATGCGAGTGACACCCATGCATGTCGAACGTACCAGGAGTACTTCTGGCGCTACATAATCGCCCGTTATGGTTATGCGACCAATATCCACTCGTTTGAGTTCTGTAATGAAGGAAATCCTTTTAGCAACACCCATAACGCAGCGGCTGAGGCACTTGCCTCGTACTTTAACGACCATGATCCGAATCGCCATCTCTGCACGACCAGTAACTACGGAAGTTATTTCCCTACCACGGAATTGTGGTCGCAGGTGCCAAGCGCGGCCTACACCGATCGGCATCAGTACATCGGTAAGGTGGTGAGGGAGCGTCTGCAGTACGTGTACGGCTGGCTTGAGACTGCGGATGGCATAGAGTACATCGAAGATTGTCTTGACGACACTATCTACAGGAGTGCCCCATACAGTTTACACCTTACGAACTCTACTCCAGGACGAGAGGTTTTCATGACCTCCAGGCCAATTCCGGTCAAACCAGGGCATACGTACACGTTTAGCTGGTATATCAAGGGATTGAATGTTACGAAAAGCGACGAAGTGGATTTGGACTGGCAGTTCCCGACGATGCTCCTGCGATTCGTCACTGGCTGGCTGTGCTGCAACACTGGTTCGTTTTACCAACCGTGGGAACCGGAGAAACTGATCGGAACGTGGAATTGGACGCAAAGGTCGTTTGAAGTAACCGCACCTGAAGATGCCCACTATGTGCTCCTGTTCCCCTCAATCCACTGGTGTCTCGGAGAAGTCTGGTTCGACGACATTACCCTGTACGACGAGACGGATCAGGTAGTAGTCAAGGTGCCGAATGGCAAGTTCGATGAACCGAATGGGATGCGAATGGACTACGATACCGCACTCATTGATTACTCGGTAGGAACGGAGTTGGGGTACAGAGATCGCAGACAGATTGCCAAGCCGCTAATCCGCGGCGAACTCGGCATATCTGGTGAGAAACTGGCTGACAGTATCACCTTTGGCGGCCATGTGTACGGCTGGACTGGGGAGAACCAGGAACTCGTCTATGACGCCGACGGAATCTGGTTCAAGAAGCTCGTCTGGGCGCAGATCAATCCCTTCGGCGTGATTGACATGTACTGGTGGACAGACAGTATAAACTTCAAGGGTCTGCACAAGTACGCCAAGGCATACCAACGCTTCATGTCTGGCATCCCGCTCTCCAACGGGCACTATCAGGACATCGCCGCTACGGTCTCAGGGTCCGATCTCTTGAGGGTGCTCGGCCAGAAGGATCTTACCAACAACTGGGCGCACCTGTGGGTGGATAACAAAAGTCACACCTGGAAGAACGTCGTGGACCGTGTGCCCCGCACGCGCGCATCCGGCCAGATCAGCATCACAGGGCTGGAGGACGGCGGGTACGAGGTGGAGGTCTGGGATCCTGCTACAGGCGAAGTCACAGGCTACCTACACCCCGGATGCAGCGGCGGTATCCTTACACTCCAGGTGACGGAGCTCCTCACCGACATTGCTTACAGAATCAAAGTGGTTCCCCCGTGAGATCCTGGCCTTGATCTCCTCGGCCTCAACCCGAGTCCACACTCGCTTCCAGCGACCGCTCCGCCGCGGTTCCTTCCAGGCCCACCATCGCCCCCAACTCCGTGCGGCACTTTAGCAGTGTAAGGCGAAAGGGCGCACGGCATGGGGCTCAGGCAGCGGCTCAGCAGCGCGTGGCACGCGCTCGTTGGGGGCGAACCACAACTCAGGCAGTTCATCACACCCGACGTCCAGCAGGCACTGGCCTCGCCTGAACACGTCAGTCTGCTGTCGGCCTTGGGCGAGGCCGTGCCGACCCTCATGCCCGACATCCTCAAAGGCCTGCGCGCCCGCGACCCCCAGTTCAAGCAACTCACCGAGTTCGACTACGTCGGCCTATACCAGGGTGTCCGCGAGCCATTCCAGATCACGACCCTCACGTTTGACCTCTTGCGCCAGCTCCCGGAGAAGTGCCCCCCAGTCGCGGCCGTCATTCTGACTCGCGCAAACCAGGTCGCCAGTTTCGCCCAGTTGCCGGACTCCAAGACCGATTCCGGCTTCAAGATAGCGCTGCGCGACCCCGAGGCAAAACCTTCCCCAGAGGACAAGCAGCGGATGCGCGCGCTCGAGGACGCTATCCTTGTCTGCGGATTTACGCCAGGTGATGCATCCCGCGACGAATATCCGGAATACACGAACTTCGAGCAGATGGTCCGGGCGATCGTGCGCGACACGCTCACACTTGACGCCATCTGCCTTGAGACGATCCCCGGCAGGAACGCCAAGGCCAACCCCGTCGTTCGCTGGTTTCCAGTCGATGCCGCAGAGATCCGCCTGACGAGGCCGGAGACTTACAGATCCACCCGCCAGCAGCAAGGGGACGCAGATCGGGTCATTCGCTATGTCCAGATGCGCGACGGCCGGGTCCTGTCTGAGTTTACCGCACAGGAGCTCTACTACTACAGGCGTAACCCATCCACCAACGTCAGGCGCGAGGGATACGGGACATCCGAGCTCGAGATACTGATCGGTGTAGTGACCGCGATCCTCTATGCGCTTGACTACAACCGCAGCTACTTTCATCGCGGGAGCGTCCCCCCCGGGATCCTCTCGCTAATCGGAAACTACACCGATGAACAGCTCCTGGAGTTCCGCCGGCAGTGGCACGCGATGTGCCGGGGCGTCGGGAACTGGTGGAATGTCCCCGTCTTCGGCACGAGGGAGGGACAAGGGGCAGTATGGACTCCGCTCAGAGCAACCTCCCGCGACATGGAGTACCACATGTGGCTCGCGTTCCTCATTACCATCACGTGTTCCGTGTTCTCCATCCATCCGGAGGAGATCGGCATGCAAGCGTGGTCGCCGCAGAGCCGGGCGCCCCTTTCCGAACCATCGCCCGTTGCCCGGCTCGAGCAGAGTCAGGACAAGGGGCTGGTCCCCCTTCTCAAGAGCGTGCAGACGCTGATGAACGAAGCCATAGTGTGGCGCATCGAGCCGCGCTTCATCTTCAAGTGGGTCAACATTGACGAGTTCGACGAGGAGCGAGACGTCCGGCTCCGGCAACAGCGCCTCGCTGCAGGACTGAGCACAGTAAATGAGGAGCGCGCCGAAATGGACTTGGAGCCGTTCCCCAAGGACAAGTTCTACGGCGACGTGCCGCTGAACGCCATCTCCTTCCAGCTCTTCCAGATGTCGCCAGAGGCACAGGAGGTCCAAGCACGCGCCCAGCAAATGATGGGCGGACCGCAAATGCCGCAGCAGGGCCAGGAAGAGGAAGAGGAGCAGCCCGGCGCTGATGAGATGCACGCCATCTTGGGCGGCGGGAAGGAAGTGGCGCCCCCGGCCCCTCAACAGGGCCAGAAGGCGCCGGGAGTCCCGCCGGGTGCTGGTTTGCGAGGAAAACAGATGCCGATCCAGCGGAGCCTAGCCGCGCCGAAACGCAAGCTATACAAAGCAGACCGTGACTATCGGATTTTCGAGGTTATCGTTGATGACGAGGAGGAAAATTAGATGGCTGTAGAGCCCCAAGTGAAGTTAATTGTTGACCGCGTGGCGAAAGGCCGCCAACTCTCCCGGGCGAACTACGTTGAGGGAGCTGGCGGCAAGTTCTGGGACCTGGTAGACGCTTCTCAGGACGAACTCTTCGAGAACTGGCTCAAGGGTTTCGGCCTGACCGCGCTGGACGACGCCCTTGACGAGGGAACCGACTGGGGAACGACCGTTCTGCGCAACATCTTCGAGGACATGCGGGGGTACTTCAGGGATGGCCTCGGGATAACCCCGATCGCGAACAGCGCGCTTGGAGGGTGGCTCAGGACCTACCTGCCCGGACTCCCCATTGATGACAGAGGCGGCCAGTGGCGCGTCCCGTGGGACTGCGCGGAGGCCATCATTCAGGCGCTTGGTGTCTCGGAGAAGCTGCCCACGTACTGCGTCTTCCCAAAGGGCACGCGCATCGACGCGGGCGATCCCGGGGCTGCCGGAATGCATCAGTTCGGATGGTGTCTCAACACCGAGTGGATTCCGGTGGACGGCACCCTCGATAAGACGAAGATCGTCGGTGCTGGCATCTGGGTCATCGCCGCGGATGCGAACGCCTTGGAGGCGACCTGGCGGTGTATCCGCCAGGATGGTATCGCGTACAAGGACATCACCATCAGTTGGGGGGCTGGCAATCAGTGGGTCAGGACGCTGGCCGGCGCTGAACCCTTGGCAGAATCAGTGAGTAAGGGCGCCACGATCATCCCCGTCGCCTCAACCGCCGCGTTTATCGTCGGCGACTACATCCTCCTCTACAAGTCGGACGGAGTGCAGGAAGTAGTCAAAGTGAAGGCCCTGCTTACAGGGCCAATTGCGATTGAGCTTGAGACCGCGATCGTCAACGGCTACGCGGCCACGACGGACGAGGCGATTCCGATGTTTCTTGATACGTCCAGCCAAGCGGCAACCGGCAGTGGGGGTGCGTTGGCGTTCGCCTATCCCGACAGGATTATAGCGCTTTAGTGCGATGGGCAGAGCGGTTCTGATACGGCTGAAAGTCCCGCGCGACCAGGATCCGGAGAGCGCACTCGCGGACCTCGCGAAGGCCCTCGGGATGCACCATCCGGCGCGCCAGGCCGAGCGCGAGTGGGCCGAGCACGAGTTTCGCCTGGAAGCGGACACCTTCAGGCGGCAATTGGCTGACGATCTTGGCCGCTATCGTGCCGGAGGCTTCGAGAAGGGCAGGACTCAGGCCGAGTGGTGGATGAAGCGCCACATCCGGCAGGCTTACCTGCACGGGTTCGTCGAGGGCAAGATCGCCGCTGGCGGCTACGAGCGGATTGCCCTCAGTTCCGAGGAGGACAAGTGGCTCAGGAAACTGCGCTACGACGAATACCGTTACCTGCGCAGGTTCCTCGACGACATAGATGCTCGGCGCGGCGTGATGGACTATCGGCGCCGAATGCGGATGTACGGCGATGCGATAGGCGGGCCCTATTGGGCGGGGTGGGCGCTCGCCAACAAGAGCACGCGCAGAATCATCCGCTGGGAATATTCGCCGGAGGCAGAGCATTGCTCGAGTTGCCTGGAGCTTAACGGCCGGGAGTGGACAGCGCCGGCGTTTGTGAAGTGGGTTATGGAAACGGGAATTCTTCCTGGTCAGAATGTTTCCTGCTTGTCGAGTTGTAAGTGCCGCCTCAGTGAGCGTTTTGTCTAGGGCCCGGTGTTGAACGCGATGGGCGGAAGGAATCTGGCAAAAGCGCTGATGGCCGATGTAATCGGCGACCTCGCTAGGGCCAGGACAGGCGTGGAGGCCAGGCAGATCATATCGGACTGGGTGCGCTCACCGGCTGCGGAAGTCGCCTACCTGGCATTCGGGATCTTAATAAGCGAGCAGGAACAGTCCCTGCGCCGTGCGTTGCGGAGCGGGAAGCTCGGCAGTCCGCAATCAATCTGAATCGGAGGTTTATCTGAGATGAGATGGTTTGGAAATATCCTGTTGACCAGAGCCTACAAGAACGACCATAAGGCCCTTATCGTCCGCCCTGAGAAGGGCGAGCGGGTCGACACCCTGGTGGAGTTCCAAGACGCGCAAGGAGCGCAGGAGGCGGTATTATCCCCCGACGGTCGGCTGATGGTAGCGGACGGCCTGTACGACTTGGCCGGTGCAACCCTGGTGCCAAGAGAGATCTGGTTGATGGGTTGCCACCGGGACGATGTCAACAGTATGGGCGACTTCCCTGAGCCTGGGGGGGGCGTTGCACTCCTCCCCTTCCGCCACTACCTGATGGCATCCCACGATGGTAAGGTATGGGATACTCCAAGCAACGAGGGTGTATTCCACGTGGACCCCCCAGATACCTCGCGGGTAAGGGACTTCAACCTGCTGTCGTATGGTGGATATTGGTGGACGATGTACCCCCATCACCCAGAGTATCCGCCGGTCGGTGAGCGGCACTTCAACATCAACCGTTCTTTTGATCTGCTCAACTGGGAGATGATGAGTTATCAGTTGGAGGTTCCTGACCCTCCATTTCATGGGTTAGAATATGGCGCTATCTTTGCCGTGGAGTGGTTTTGGTATCACGGCATCCCGCATGCCCTGTTCAGCATACAGGACACGACGATTGGCGGAGGGAAGCACCGCCCATATCATGCCTATCCTACCAAGCCTGACTTGAGCGACTGGTCAGCCATATCGTGCCTCGTTGACCCAGCGGGAGCCTTCCCTACCGGGTATGATCCGTTCATTGTGGAACCAGGTGATGGTTACTGGTATATGTGGTTTGCGCGACGCGACACCTACAACATCGAGGTCTGGCGATCTTCGGCAGGGCCATTTTCCGGGTACTCCGCATGGAAAACAGGCGATTGGCTTGGTCTGGGAGGTGCATGTGAGAGTGAGGTCCTGGCGAAGTTAGCTGATGGGAACTACCGGCTCTATGCTGACCGCACAGGCGCATGGGGCACGATCTTCCTGGACACCACGGATGGGTCGCTCACCACACCGCCCACCTTTGAGAATTGGACGACGCCAGAACTTCTCAAAGCACCATTCCCCCCCAGCGGCGCTTCAGTTTACCGCGTTACCGATCCCGCGCTAGTCACTCAAATAGCACAGGCTGTCATTGCCCGGGGGCCGTCCCGCTATTCAGAGAGATTCCTCCGCCGCTACACCTGCACACCTGATGACCCCGGGGAGGCATTCACCTTCCGCGTAGGCGGTGTCGGCGGAACGATAAGGTTGAAAATCGATGCTGGCACGGAAGCACCCTGGGATCAGGAAATATATCTGGCTTGTATGCCGGGCATGCCGGGTGAAAAGCTGCGTTTCCTCATAGACCAGGTTCACGATGCCAGCAAGAGTGGCGATGTCATATTCAGTGAGGTGGCGTGGGGCGGGACTCCCGGCGCGGCGATCTTTCAAACCGGCCACAATAGCGGTGCAGCAGACGTGCAGTGGGTGATTGAGTTTGAGTGGGACGATGAGGCAGAGCACTGGGTTAAGACGATGGCTCTAAAGAACGAGGCTGGTGTGTAGATGGCCTCCGCTCAGGCGGACCGAGAAAGGAAGACGAACTAACATGCCGAACGCAACACAGACCTTCGCCGAGCGCTGGGCCGTAGCGAAGGGCATCAAGTGCGACCTTGCCGAGGCGCTGGAGGATGAAGAAGAGGCTGTCGCGGATTACAACGAGCACCTCGAGGACGCCGGCGACGGCAAACTCAGGGAAGACTTGAAGGAGATCCGCGACGACGAGAAGGACCATGCGCGCCGACTCCGGCGCCATCTGAAGCGGCACGTCGCGGGTAAGAGTTTTGCCGAGCGGTGGGCTGTCGAGAAAGCCGATCCTGCCACGGGCGTGGGTGGATCCCTGCACATGCGGGCGATGGGCGCGGCAATGAAGTTGGGTGCTACGCACATAAAGTCCGTCCCGAGGAAAAACGACACGCTCCACATATTCGAGCACCCGAACTTCGGCCACGCCGCAGAAAGCCTCGGAGCTGCCTTCGGCGGCGAATGGGAAGTCAAGGGCACGCACTCTGATGCGACGTTGTCCGCAGAGGGCGGCGCAAAGCATGTCTTCCGCTTCCGCCAGCCGAAAGGATCCGTGGGCAAATCCTTCGCCGAGCGGTGGGAAGTGGAGAAATCTGCTGCAGGATTGCCCACGTCCGCAATGGCCTTCCCGAAAGGGTCTACGATCAAATACGGGAAGGGTCGGTTCAAAGGGAGGACTACCCAGGTCTTCGATCCAAATCCGGGTGCCCTAGCACCTCGATGGGCAGACCGGATTCTGGTGCATCACCCCACGAGGCGGGGATTTTTGCACGTAGCAAAGAAAAGCGACCTTGAGCTGGTGAAGGGTGAGAGGGGTTTGCAGAAGTCCCACGTCAAAGGCCATTACCGACAGTGCGGTTCGAAGCGATCCTGGGTCAAGCCGCACGAGCGGAAGGACACTCCGGGTGCCCCGGGGCAGGAACCAGCAGCGGGTATCCAAACCCCGTACCGCACCCGACAGGAAGTCGCGCGGGAAACGTCCGAGCTCTTCCGGGATGCTGACGTGATCTCCACCTACACGCGTAAGGACGCGCTGGCAGACGGCACGCTTGTCGACTTGACGAAGTGGGCGTCATCCGGGCCGGAAGGTATGATGGGCGGCTTCAAGGTTCCGGTCGCGGTAACGTCCGCCGTCTGGGGCGAGATCAACGACATCCCGAAGTCGAAACAGGGCATCCGGGACGTCCGGGGTCGCGCGCACGATGTGCTCACGATGGCTGTAATGGCCGCGAGGCAGGCCAAACCTGGTAACAGCGAAGTGCTGTTCCGGGTCATCATGGACATCTCCGCAAGCCCGGGCCGATACCAGACCTACAAGCTCGTGATTGGCCCAGGGGATATAGGCGAGCCTGTCGTGACCATCATGAGGCCCGAAGAAGACTAGGAGCGCGATGACGGCTGAGGCGAGTCCTAGAGTCGCAGGGTCAGTAGCCAACCCAGGGCCCGACCGCAGGTCCGGCGATGGTTGGACTCGTTGGGACGTTGAGGATCGCTGGCGCGAGCCAGAACGACCGAGGGAGCAAAGATGGCGCCGACCGAGACGGCGGTAAACAAGTCAAGGGTCAGGGCCTACACGCGGCACGGATCGACTGGTCAGACGGTTCAGGTCGCCGAGTATCAGACGAAGGTCCAGAAGAGACCGCAAGGCCCGGGCGGGCCCCGTCTCACAGTCGCGCGTCAGCCAGGAACTCGCTCTGCGAGAACCCGGTTAGCCTCTCCCTCGTCGATCCGCTTGCCGTCCCGCAAGAGGTCGGCGTATAGCACGTCAGCGCGCACCCAGTCCGCATCCCAGGGGGAGCGACGCTCCACGGCGTCCAGGGAGGTCTTGCCTTCGTCGTCCGACTCCAGCCAGGAACGGCAGACGGTGTCGCCGTCCAAAACCCAGTATGTTAGTTCACGCTCTGGCACTGTCGAGTCCACCCCCAAGGTCATTATACCACGAACAGCAACGGCAACGACATCGGCGGCTCTGAGCCGCAGACTATCCAACCTCAAGAGCACTGGCAACGGTCACGAGGTCGCAAAGTATGCGGGGGCGATCGCGACTCATCTCAAGGACGCGCCGGCGCCCTTCAAGGGAACCTGGGGGGACAAGCGACACCCGACAGACGACATCCTGCGGCTGCTAGAGCTTGCAGAGAAGGCCAAGCCGAACTTTGAAGCGACTCTTGGCACGATCGCTGATCGGCACGGCGGGGGCACTGCCTGCCGCATCAAGCAGGAACAAGCGCTCAGGACGCGAATGCACGACAAAGGGCGGCCGGCTGATACCGTGACGGACATTCTCGGCGGGCGGATCATCATCGATGACCCTGCACACATCGGTCCCGTGCTTCGAGAGTTGCGAGAACTGTACCCCGTAGTTGAGGATGAAGATAAGTTCGCGCACCCTACGTCGTTCGGCTACTGTGCCAGGCACGT